GTAATCAAACTTATTAATCCCCTTAGGTTTTTTTTTTTTTTTTTTTTTTTCTCTAAGAGGTGTATTTCTAGCTTAATCATCATGGCCTCCATCACCGAGCACCTATGATCCAAAAAATCCTTTGTTCCGTAATCGCCGAACATTTGGCGCATAACGTGTTTGTAGTCCTCGTAATTGTCCCACTCTTCTGGGTGGAATGGAGAATGCGCAAACACCACTACTATCTTTTCGTCTGCGTACGTGTGCACTTTCCACGCGTTCGTATTCTGAACCATCCATTCGAAAATAACGTCCAGCTGGTTACGCATGAGACGCAAACCACCCGCGCCAATTGTCAGCAAAATAAGGTTAGTAGAAACTCTACCTTCTCTTAAGTCCCGTGTAATTTTGGCCTTCAGGCCTTGTTCAAAACTTTCCATACAATAAAATTTTATAAGTTTAATTGGATAATACGCGGCGATCGCGATAAGTACCGCCGCTAAGATAATACATAAAATCATTTCGTTACGTACATTATATTAACCCTTTTCACGGTGTATCCCTGTGAGGTGTAACAGTCGGAGATGTATTGGCGTTCCGCCTCTATATCCTCTACCATGTAGACCCCTAGTTCGTCCGCTACTTCTGTGTAGTCTCTTACAATAGTTCCCGCTGTGGTTACTATATTGGCTCTTAGTATCTGTATCATATTTTTTAAATGTTAGTTGTCGGCTCGCAGCACAACAAAATGAATAATACAAATAGGATCGCCCAAAACGTGTAAACTATAAATTGTTTCATATCAGAACATCCAAATATTAATTTTAACTCCCAAAAATTCACCCATTCGCTTCGCGGTTTCTACGGCTTGCCGATACATAAACTCTACATATTCATTATAGGTAGTTTCCGCGTAACCGTTAACGATGTAATCTAAGCTCCAATAGTATTCGCCGTCCATATAAAGTTCGTCAGCGGTGCACTTAACCTTAATTGCTTTCAGCTCCAAATCGCATATAATATGCTTTGTTACCCAGTATTCGCTGTTAGCGAATTCACCGTCAATTTTTTCTCTTACTAAATACATGATCTTTTTAGTGTTATGGCGGGTGTTACCCCGCCAGGTTATTTACTTTTTTAATGATTTGATTTGTCTTTCCAATAAACGCGCCCTACTAGCTTCATTATCTGCAAATTCATTTTGCCCTATGGACCTGTAATACTCGGCGTTTTCTCTAGCGTTTTCAAGTGCTCTTTGTTTTTCCTGGATCATCTGTGACTTTTCGGAATTGTCATTTCTGATTATTACATCCTCTAGAGCGGTTCTTCTTGTTAATTCAATAGTTGCTTTCATATCTTTAATTTTTAATTGGTTTATTTCCTTTTGACATTTCAAAGATACGACTTAATTATGAACTACCAAAACTTTTCTCAAAAAACTTTAGTATATTGACAAAATAAAGTCTCGCGTATCACTACGAAAGACTTTTTAACTGAAAAACCACCCTAAAAGTATTAACCTTAAAAATTAGAAAAGAAAGTATTGTTTTAATTCGGTAAAACGACCCGCCGATTTGAGCATTGTGAAGAGGCTTGGCAGGTTCTCTAATAAAGTATTGCTTTAATTCAATACCACAAAGATAGTAATTTTTTGCTTTCCTCGCTACCTTTACGGATATAAACTACTTGTCGGCCGTATAATTTAGTTCTATTTAACTTTCCTTTAAACCAGCCCTTCATTTGCCGTATCGCTGTTGCCAGTTCGCGTCCTTTCGCGCTTGTATAATCTTTTTTCTCGCGCCCCAAGGCATCGACCCAAAGTTCCATTAAACAGAACTCGTTTTTAACCGTGTCACCGATCTCGCCCAAACCGCCTGATAAAAAGTCAGCGCGTTGTTGTTCGGTACGCTCTTCATAGTCAGCCGGGAAAAGCTTATTTACGTAGTTTTCTATAATACCTACTAGCGGGCTTTCTTCTGTAAATTCCTCGCGGCCTTCGTTGGCGATCGATTCGGCTTCGTCCGACAAAACAAGGCTTTCACCCAACATGTACAACTCCATTGCCTCGGCCCAAAGTTGGTCTACCACCGCCTCAAAAGACTTTTCAAAAAGCTTGTGCGTGTTCTTATTAACGCGTACCTCGATCGGAAAGAAACGGCGGTTTCCGGTCTTATCCTTCAAAAACTCATCATCATTTGTAGACCCGAAAAATACGCATTGTCGACGGTGTGTCTTTACCCGGCGTGCGTATGCACTACGATATGTATCTTCACGCTTGCTAATAAAGTTCTTCGTGGCTTCCACGTCCGAACGGCGGAGGGCTGACAACTCGGCTAGCTCCACTATCCAAGCATGTTGTATCGCTTCGTATGCTTTTTGCCCGGACACGTCCGTTAATGAGTCGTTGAACCACCCTTTAGACAACGCCTGTATAAGCGTGGACTTTCCCGCGCCCTGTCCTGAATACATAACAAGCGCCGTATCAAATTTGCGGCCCGGCTCGTACACTCTAGTAACCGCCGCAACCAACATTTTACGAAACGCTTCGGAAACGTATATACTAGGCTCTGCGCCCATGTATTCAACTAAGAAATTATCAATACGTTTCACGCCGTCCCATCTTTGTGCTTCCAAATATTTCTTGATAGGGTGAAAAGCATTTTCACTGCAAACCTTTTCCAGCGCGTCGTTTAATTTGCTGTCACTATAAATACCATGCAAATCCTCTATACGTCCACGGATAATCGCTACGGCGGTATCGTCCAACATATCACCCTTCTTGATGTCTTTCGAGAAGAACGGCGTACGGGTGTACACGATCGTATCAAGAAACAAGTCGTAAGCTAATAGATCATTTAATAGCGGGTCGCACTTGAAAGCGTTAACGAAGTTGCGAACGGTACACAATTTATCACCTTTGCGATCCAAGTCCCAAACCAGTTCCTCGGCGGTCTGCGCGTCGCTCTTAACATCGTCCGTGTATTCTTCGAAGTCGGCTAGATCATCGTCCACGGCCACCATATCTTTAACGCACTCTTTATCGGCGCAAATTAGCTTGTTCATCTCGCGTGTGCTGTCTTCTTTACCCAGGTGCCCGAACTTGTGCACACGTACCAAATCATAAGCGTTGTATGCGTGTCCGTCTCCGATCGGGTCGGTTGAGTGGTGAGAAAAGCATAGTACATCGTCGTACACTACCAGCCCGGCAGCACCCGATCCAAGAACGTATGTATAACGGCCGTTTTCCGCTTCTGTGTAAACGTCTGAAAGATACTTGTCTATTGCTGCCTGTATCGTGTACGAGCGGCAAAACGCGCCTACCAAACCCTCTTTATCGCGGGGGTCTTTCGCCATCTCTTTACTAATAACGGCGCGGGTATCACGTTCTACTTCTGAATGGAATGCCCATTTGCGCACGTCGCGCCATTCTTCATTGTCTCCGTACAAACCTATAAGATACTCGGCGCTGATCGGCTCGCCTTCGAATACTTCAAATAGCCCGGTTTGGTCTTTGGAAAGAGATTGCCAGTACATCATACGTTCCGGCTGGAATGTCGTTTTATCAAATAGATCAATACCTAACAACTCGGCTACTTTACGCGCCGCGGCTTCGTACATAGCCACGTCTGTAACCTCTTCCTTAAATGGCATGATAAGACGGTAGCGGCGTGATCCGGGACGGTCCGATCTAGTGGTATAAATAGCTGCCGCCACACCCGGAAAGCGATCCGCAAAATCAAACGGGAAAAGATCGTCTCCAAAATCTACATCTAGCGTAATCATAGAGCGGGACATAACAGCCTTCTTAAGTCTTTGCGGGCCGGAAAGCCCGCCAGCCATGAATCCGCCAACGTCCTTCAAGGACGATTTAGCGGGCTTGTCCAGTCTATCGAACTCGCGTACCGTTTCGTTAGTAATTACAGGCGTTCCTAGTCTTTCCAAAAATGCTTCCCAAGTCATACGTACGGCTTTCCATTTCAGTGAAGTCGAAGAACCTGCAAGTGATAAGGTGTATTTTTCCATGTTAATTAATCTTTCTTATAATATTTACTAGTGAATCCTTCCGCCCTTAGTGGGATACCGAAAACCCCCGCCCATTTTGGCGTAGCGGCCATAGCTTCGCAAATCTCCTTAAGTGACACGGTTGGCTCGCCAAAATCATCTAAAGGCGTTTCGTTAACGGTTTCATCGTGGATATGTCCCACGATTTTAACCATAGGATAGCGTTTTACAATCTCTTGCATACCGTACGCCAATAGGTCACGGCTGACTGCCTGCGTTATATTTTCGGTTAGCTTTCCGCCATATGTGTCTAGATCCGCCCACTTTCCTGTAAGGTCTTGACCCTTGTATGTTATAACCTCCCTGTCTCGTCCGTGTACGCTTTTCGTAGCGATCCGGCAAAACGGGTAAAACAAACGACGGCCCGAAGGTAATAAAATTGCTAGAGAATTGTTTTCTTTAAACCATTGAAATGTACAAACGTGCACGCCGTACCGGATAACCTCTACGTCTTTCTTGTTACGAATACAGAGTCTAGCGCAGCTGTCCAGGGCTTCCCAAAACTCAACTACTCGCGGGGAAGCGGCGCGCCATCTCAATATAATATCCTTATATAACGATGGATCAATCGCCTTTTCATAGTCCATTGTAGACATAGCACCTACCCAACCGCCATAACCTAGAGCCAGCTCGGTTACTTTCCCCTGTTGGCGGTAATGTGTGCCTTTTCCGCATTGATCCTCGGGCAAACTAAACGTCATACTTGCGGACACTACATATATATCTTTCCCATTGCGGAACGCTTCAATACGCCAATCTTCACGGCATAGGCACGCCAGTACACGGGCTTCGATGGCTGAATAGTCGGCAATATGGAATGTAGTGCCCTTGGGGGCTACAAACGTTGTTCTGATAAGCTGCGATAACGTGTCAGGTACATTTCCCCAGAACAATTCGAAGTCTTGCAAACCCATGTGTTTAACGTTCTCGCGTGCGCCGTCTAGATCGTGTATATAGTTACGCGGTAAATTCTGCATCTGGACTAGTCTACCGGCCCATCTTCCAGTACGGCCCGCTCCGTAGAATCTATATAAGCCGTGTACACGTCCGTCGAAGCACACGCAATTGCGCATCGCTGTATATTTGGCATTACTGGTTTTGTTTATGATCTTACGGGCGTTCAAAACCTCGTCTACCCGTTCGTTATCGCATTCCTGCATAATTTGCTCTATGTCCTCTTTACGGAATGAATCGAAAGACTTTCCGGTGTTGATTAGAACAAAGTCCTTAAGCTGCATTGTGGACTTTAGAGAGGATATGCCGTACTTAGTTTTAATACGATTCTTAAGAGTTTCGCAAAATTCCTCATTGAGAGCGTCCGCCCGTTCTGCCAGCTCCATATCCACGGCTATGCCGTTGTCGTTAATGTCTTGATCCAGTCTATACAGGTCTATTTCCGACTGTGGGAAATTACAGTATTCAAGACGTTTCAGGGATTCTCGCTCTGATAAGACATCGTAACGAAGGTAGTCTATAAATTCCTCCCATTTATCAGGAAAGTCTTTAGAATAATTCCGGTACTCTTCCGGGTTTGCCCTAGTCGGTTTTTGTGGCTGACAGAAGAATTTTATAAGGGCTAGCCCCGTACCCTTTTTGCCTTCTTTCAAATCTAATGCTTTAGAAAGGTTTCCCAGGCTCTCCGGGAATCCGGCGTATAATGCCATAGTTGCGGTACATAGGAAACGTTCCGCGGGAATGTCGATACCGTATGCCATTAAACACAATCGTTCAAATTGCGCGTTGTGTGCCACGATCGTATATTGCTCGTCTAGTATCAAGTTCACGAAGTCCGTAAACTGCTCGTAGGCATCTGATCTAGTCATATCAATAATATTAACGTCTCCGTCTTCGATCGCGTATCCTATCAGGAGTATTTCAAAGTCGGGCGATTGCGTATATCTATACGCGCCGCCTGCCTTAATGTCTTCTCCGGAAAACGTTTCAAAATCTATAAATATTGGTTTCATCATTTAGGGGTTTTTAAAATTAAAGCCGCACCGCTTCTACTCGGCACGGCTTTTGAGAATCATTTTACACTTGTTTTAACGAGATTGATTAATAATTAATTTAATTGTTTATACTTGAAATAATTGTTTTATGCGTTCATTCCAAACGGGTCATCGTTTTCATCGCTCAAATCTTCGAAGTCGTTGACGCTTGATCCGCCGTCCAGTCTATCGTCATCGGTTACTTTCTGTATCCCGTTTAATCCGGCGGTTATTCCGCGGTTGTCGGCACTCATGTTGTAACCGTAGATTGAGATTGAAGCCACACCCCAAGAGCCGGAATACATATCCTCTTTTACTGTGATCGGGCGTTTACCTTTGTCGATTACAATCGGTTGCCCGTGTTCCTCTTTGCGCTTCGCGGTAATGTAGTACATACCTTCAAACCCGGCCTGTCCTTCTTTCTCTGGCGCGTCTCCGTCCTTTAACGGGCTTTTGTAATTTTCCGGTACGCGTCCCTTAAATTTGGGGTCCCTTGAAAAATAATCCTGTGCTTCTGCCTTAACCGCGTCGTTGATTTGCTTAACTAGAGCGATGTCTGTTTTGGGGATCAAAAGAACAACACTGTAATGAAAATCACCTACTCCGTTGAATTGTTCTGCCTCGAAAACTCTTACATAAGAGAAACGTACGTTTTTTAAAATCAATTTTCTACTCATAATTTTTAAGATTTTAATTTGTTTTCGGTTCAAAGATATTGCTTTATTTTAAACTTCAAACCGTTTATACATTCTTTAATTGTTTTTTTTAACTTCCGTTAGCTTTCGATGTCGAAGTCGCAAAGCGGGTTATATTCCACACCCTTAGCACTTTCCGGTACTAGCTTTGGCGCTCCAGGCCGCGATTCGATCGCGTCTCCAAACCTTGCACTAAATACCTTTTTACCCAACAGTTTTTCGAGATCTCCGATACCTTTTAACTTGATGTTTAGTACTTCGTCCTCTAGGAACTCGTTTAAGAGTGCTTGACGTATCTTTGCTTCGTCCTTGATAACTCGACTAGTTCTACCCGCAACGAGCTTGTAACCGTTCCATTTGTGGCCCTGTATCGCTCTATCATAAACGTATTTATTTACTGATTCGATCCAACTCTTATATGTGTCGATCTTACCGATTAGGTCTACTATTTCCTCGTCAGACAATAACAGAGGCTCTGGCTTTTCGTCGAAGTCTGCAAGTATTGCGTCACGTTGCGCCCTGCATTGAGCCTTAACCGGGCAAAATCCGCACCAACTCCCAATAACCTGTTTCCCTTTGCCCTGTATTGCCGCTTTTGCGGCTGGTTTCAGGACTTTTTCCGCCCAATCAAGTAACTCACCCTTTGACATCTCGAACGTGTCGTAATGGTCTAATCTTACCTGTGCTATCGTCATTCGAATATTGGTTATGTCCTTTGACGCTGCCGCCTTCAAAGCCCCCAAAGCATATAACATCATTTGTTCGTTGTAATCGGCTGTTACCTTAACGCCTGCGCCGTACTTCAGATCTATAATGTGTATCGTCTTGTCAGATACTAGTGTTACGTCTACCGATCCGAATGAATCCGGTGCATAATCGGTAATGTCTACTTTACGCTCTAGGAACATTTCGCTTAAACCGTCTGCCTTTTGCATCTCGTAATTTTCACCGATAATGTAATCGCAATAGTCGCGAATGTAATTCGCCATGTCGATACTAAACAGTGGGTTCTGGAAGTGTTCCTCCCTGATTGGCAGCCCTTCGTCTATGATCGGATCATAAGCACCGTTCAGATACTGTGTCAAAGCGTATTCGGCTATTTCGTGGGCTAGTGTACCCTCTTCCGCGTAAACGCTTGTCTTGCTGCCTGCGGCTTCGGCTAGTAGCGCCGACGGAGTACAATGTATCCATCGTTTCGCGCTACTCGGCGATAAAATCGCATGGTCTCTATCTGCGTGTCCCATTATAGACGGCTTGAAATGTACGCAACAAAATCGTTAAACATCTCTTCCTTCAAGGTCGGGAAACTGGACGCGCCTACGCTTTCAAAGGCTCCTTGTACGATCGGGCGTTTCTTAGCGTTTAGTGCTTTCATCGCCCACGATTTACAATCGTCGATAGTATAAGACGCTGCATCCGTTTTAGGCTCTTCTACCTTTGCAGGCTCTTCTACCTTTGCAGGCTCTTCGATCGGTGCAGGCTCTTCTACTGGTGCAGGTGCAGGTTCTTTCACTTCTTCCGGTGCAGGTTTCGCGGCACGCTTAGCGCGTGTCTTAGCGCGTTCTGCTTCCATCAATAGAGGCAAGCACGCTTCTTCACCCTTCACCTTTGTTGCTTCTACAACAGCGTCCGCCAACTTATCGAGGTCGGTTTTACGTTCCGTTACTATTGGTAGGGCTTCTCCTGCCAGCTCGCGCAAATAGTTAGATGTTGCCAACAAACTTTCTCTACTCTCATTTCCGATTAATTCGATTACTACTTTCATATTTTCTTAAAATTAAAAATTGTTTCTAACAGTTCATTTTTGTTCACTCTGATTTTGCCCGTCCCGTTCTCGTACCGTGTGAGTTTTCCGGCGTTGAGCTGGTAGCGTATGGCATTTTCGGTGCATTCCGCTAACCGGGCGGCTTCCGCCACTGTGATAAGTTCTACTTTTTCCATTTCATTTTTTCATTAAATTTAAAACTCAGTTTGTCAGACGTTCGATAAGTTTGTACGCGATCAGAATAAGCGGCGCGCCGGGCCTGTTCGAAAATAGTTTCGTAACGTTTGGCGTGTGGAATTATAAAGCCCCGGATTTTATACTTAAACTTTTTTCCGGCTTCTTCTTCTCGTTGCAAATCGTCGAACACCATTTTCGAGTTGCCCGGATAGCCGTATAGCATTGTAGCCTCGCCTATCGTTTTGCACGCTTTAATCCTTTCCCGTATAATCTTGTAAAAGAACGCTTCTAATTTATAAATGTCTACTGCCATATCTAGTAATGTTTAAAACGATTCTCCGGTATCGGAATAGTTCAACAAATTTAGTTGGTTTCTCATTTCAATATTACAAAGGTACAGCTTTATTTTGAACTACAAAACTATTTCCCAAAAAACTTTAGTAATTTAACTCTGATTGTTTGATAACGGTGTCAATGATGAATAGCCCTTTTTAAACGCATCTTTCATGCCTTAACTGCGCGCGTATCAGTTAGTTAGGTGGCAAAAAACGGGGAAATGTCAAAGATGGAAAGACGTTTTCCTATTAGTTTATATTTAAATATTTCTATAAATTCATTCACATATTAATTCATATATTTACATATTTTATAGATTATATTACTATTTCATTCTTATCTCTATATAACATCTTTCCATCTTTGACAAATGGTATATATTGATAGATAAAGTACTAGTTATTAGTGAGTTAAGTGTCAAAGATACAAATTTTAATCATTGACAAGCAAAAACGCCAACTCGTTAAGAATCAGCGTTTTAAATTTTCAATCGTCAAAGATGAAAAGGCGTTTATGAAAGATGAAAAGCATTATTTGCCGAATTCTGCCGAGAATTCTACGTGTATTTTAGATTTTGGGTTTTTATTCGATACGGTTATAGTTTGTTTCGGTTTTCCGATCCGAAAGAATAAAAAACGCTTTTGTTTGACCGATCCGATCACGTCTATCGTGTCAACACTGCTAGATTTTATAATTGTTGTGTCCGGTTTGGATTCAACTTGTATATCATTCCACCCATCGAAGTAGTGCGCAAATCGGTTTTCTTTGTCGCCGTCCCGGTATTCTGTCTTAACCACGGTGTCCACCTTGGTAACTGTCTTGGCCCTCGTGGCATTCTTTAGCTCTCTTATCTTTATTCCTGCCTCGCGTACCTTATTATATAGGTCGGCGTTATATAGTTCTAGCTCGTCCTTCTCTAGCTTTAACTGCCTGGCCTGTTCCGCGTAATCGCCCGCCGTAGTCTTGAACGCTACGGCCTCGGTGTTAAGCGCGGCGATGTTGTTTTCCTGCCTTTCTAGCTCTTTTCTCTGTTTTTGTACTGTCCTGTATGATGCGTACAATAAAATGGCTAGGAGGACCGCTAAACACACTAGTATCTTATTAAGCGTTATTTTCATAGGTGAAGTATTTGGCGTTTCACATTGTTCTTATCGTATGAGATATGCACCCATGAAAAATTCTTCTCGTCGATAAGCTGACAATAAGGCAAATTAAGTTCCTGTGCCAGTTCAAAGAGTTTCTTATTCTCCTGTTTGCTTCCCGCTGTAATGTCCGCCGCTTGCCCCTTCATGTGCTGCGACGTTTTAGAGCCTTTCACCGCCGCATTTAGTGCGGGCGATCTATATCCGCTATTAACCCTGATCGGTTTGCCATACGCGTCCCGTAGAGGGTCTAATACGTTATCAACTAGCTGTTTCAGATTCTCCGCTGCTTCCGGCGTCGGGTTGTTGTTGATCTTCTTCGCCTCCGCTGTCGTTGACGCGGTTAGCTCTTGAATTGTGAAATTTCGCATTTTTCGAGTTTTTTATAAAGTCCAAATATTTTGCATTAATCAATATATCCAGTACCGCAATAAATTCGTTATCCGGCTGGATCTTCTTAAAGTTACGGATAATATTCTTAGAATACACTAGCGCAAATAGCGTAGTTAGTAATCGCAATAAGTCCGTATAGTTCCCTTCCGGCTCTATAAGCCGTGCGCCTGCTGCCGTGAATAGAATCACGATCGCCGCGATCGCATACTCGAAAAAGGCGTGGAAAGCCTTTTTGTGGCTGTATTTTTCGCCAGCCCTTAAACCTGCAATAAGTCCTACTATAAAATTTAATGTACCGAATAGGATTATCAGTACAAAGAATGTCATCACATCATTAGTAACGGTTAGTAGGAAAGCTAGAGACGCGACGCGCGCCGTATCAAAAACTCCATCCATTATTTTATTAAACATATCCTAGATTGTACCCTGTGTGAACACTCCTCTTCAATCAGTCCGGCGGTTTTAAACGCCTTGATTAACGGGACTATAAATAAATCAGCCTTGCCGCGTTCCGCTTCAAACCGTCTCGCCTTGTTATCATCGGCTAGAACGTAGCTGCCTCCATAGTTTTGTATTTTTAGGCCACTCGCCGTGCTCTGCTGTTCGCTTGTCTGCAAGTAGCGCGCAAAGGCGTAGTAGCACAATATTTTATTAGCTCCAGTATGCGCCGGGGTGTCAACTAAGTATTCCGGCGGTATCTCTTCATATGATCGGTGAAGTTGTGGCGACATGTCAAGCATATCGGCTTCATAAAATGCCTTCTCGATGTCGCTGTCCTTAACATCTTTCGCGATCGTAAACAAATCTCGTAGTAATTGGGTCGGGTATGCCATATTAATCTGTTATTACTTGGTCGGCGTCGCCTTCCAAATCGTTTTTAATCTTAGTTAGTTCCGGGTCTATGTCGAATATATAGGCTAGATCTCGGGAAATCTTATCACGGACACGCGACAATGAACGGCGGTAGACGCGTTGCATCTCCTTAACCACTTCGCCCGACGCATTCGAGAAGCTAATCAATGATGAATCAATAAGCGGGATCGGGATAGTGAAGCAAGAAATAGCGATGTCTTTCCGTAACGGCTCGCAATAGGACTTATACAGGTCGGAATCAATAGGCGTACCGATTTGATCCACCCGGATAAAGGGCTTCTCTGTAATACCTACATTCTCGTCTCTTACTGTGAGAACCGCGCCAGTTCCTTCTACTCCCATCATTTCGGTAATAGCGTCCCGGAACTCGTTTTGCTCCTGATCGCTCTGGAACATCCCATGCGATACGACGCTACAGGCGTGGAAACCACGCGCTAAAACGTTCTCAACATACAATGCGTTCCCATGTTCCGCTCCCATTTCCGGCTGTACTGCGTGAAACGGGCTGATAGGGTAGGGGCGACGGTTTGAGAAGTTAGCGTAATAGAGTTGTCCCGGATGGTTTTCAATACCTCCGTACTCTTCACACTCTTTCCAAAAGTTTTTTGGGTTGAAGTTAGGATAAACTACGCCGGTTTTAACGTTCGTATCCTTCAGCATCTCACGTTCCCAATTATCGAATACGCGCCATTTCCGTACGATCGAATCGCGTTTGTAGTCTTCGTTAAGAACGGCACGAACGTAACCGAACGGCACAGGATAACAGTACAAAGGGCGACCATCGCCGCCGTATTGTACTATTAACGCGTAACCTCTATATCTCGGTATCTCGTCGGCTACGAACTCTAAAACGTCGTTCATGTCCTGCCCGTGCTCGTTGGTTCTCGCTGCAAATTCTTCGTTAACAAAGCCCTCGCAAATAATGTTCTCTTTCGCTTTGTCGCAACACGCCGTAGCGGTTTTGCTAGCGTCGATAAGGTTTGCGATACGTTGCGGGTATAAATTATCTACGTCATAGCTAACCACCCCTTCAGAAGTACGGGGCACTAAATTCAGTGCCCTACGTACTATTAACTCTATTTTCTTTGCTGCGATCATTGATTTACCTTTTTATATATTACTCTTCAAACTCTTTCAGACCCTCGGCTGCTTCTGCTTCTGCCGCTGCCTTGTTTGCTGCTCTAGTAGCCGCCGCCTTTTTAGCCGCTTCGCTGCGTTTAGCCGCGGCGATCTCTTCCTCCGATAGTTCCGGCTCTTCTGCTGCCATTACTTGAACGGCATCTGTTTCCGGTTCGCCTTCTACAGGCGCTTCCGGTTCTGATTGCAAGTCTATAAAATAGTCCTTGTAATTCTCGTTAGCTTCCATGAACTCCACGGCCTTCTCGTCGCTTGTGTTAAATGCGCGGTACACCCTTCCATCTTCGATCGAGTTGATGAATAGTCCCGGCTTCATCACGTAGCGGGTGTGTACACCAGTTAAATAACGTTCTTCATACCAATGTTGTGCAAACAGGCGATCCGCGCCGCACGTAATATCCAATTTTAGGTTAGTCATTGTTTGACACAATGAAACGATCTGCCCTATATCTGTAGTTTTTTCCATCTTTTAAATTGTTTTAATTTATTAAACTTTCGGTATCTTTAGACCGTCGTACGTGTCCTTAGTAATATTTAGAAGTTGGTCGCCTGTTGACGCTTCCGGCGTTTTAAGCGTTACCGTTGAAATGCCTCCTGTACTCGAATCGGTTGCAAGGTCCGAAGCTTCCAAACCGCAAAATGCGCCCGCTAAATAATAGCAACCCGATTTAGTTCTGAATGCTACCCGGAAGTTACCACCAAGCAAACCACGTATCGCACCCCGGTATGCAGTTTTATCCATAGAGGACAATATCTTAATCACTACGCTCTGATCCTCTGCTGCGGGTACTGTATCATTTGCTTTGATTGCTTCCTGATACATTACGGAGTTATTAACGGAGTTAACTACGTATCCCTTTTTCCCTGTTAACATAGTTATAGTACCAACCCCTCCGGTTTCTGATACGGTGGAAATGTCCGACGAGTTGATAACAATAGCCTCATCTATTTCACCTGTTCCGCCTAGTACCCCCAAGTCCGAGCAATCATACGTAATATTCACACCTAATTTTTTTAAACATGCCATATAATATCCTCCTTTATGATTCTGTTACGATAGCCGCGGCTCTCAATGTACTATAATCACCATTCGCAAAGGTTAGTCGAGTCTCGCCAATAACATTTTCTGATGTCGATAGCGTGATCGTGGTAAAACCGCCGTTCGCGTTCAGATCCTCCGAAATAGCAGTCGCACTCAAACCGTAATTATACCCGTATACCCGAATTCTTCCCGCCTTAGTTTTAACAAGCGCTAAAAATGTACCGTTTAGAATCTGATTCACAATCAGAGTTCCGTTTACGTTGCCTTGATACAGTGTGAACGTAACCGCCTGCGTTAATGCTGTTGGCGCGTTATCATTTGTTTTTATTTCCTCCGTAGCGTTTACACCCTTCTTGTTACTCTCAACCAACACGGCCTTAGCGCTAGCGGCTAGCGTTATAGTTGCAGTACCACCCGCTACGCTCTTTGACGCAATATCCGCGAAATTGATAAGAAGCATCTCGGCTACGCCTGCTGCCCCTCCGTCGCAATCTACTAAGATCGCCTTATTTAATTTATTTAAGCATCCCATATTTTAAGCTAGTTTTGCAGAAACAATAGTGTTCCATGCTGTATCGTTCAACCCCCATCGGTTTTCCCCTCTAGCGTCATCCGGCGTTTTAATAGTGATCGTAGTAAAACCACCTGCCGCACTAGAATCCGTATCAGCTTGAGAAATTTCAAGCCCGCATTTATAACCTACCAACTGTTTTACAGCGTTAATATCATTCAGCTTAACAGCTGCCATAAAACGCCCGCTCATTAGTGCCTTAATAATCATCCGACTATTTGCGGCCTTATCATAGAGTGTAAACATGATAGTCTGATCCAAACCTGCTGAAACATCTGATAGCTTTAGAGCTTCCGTCAACTTCGCACCGTTTTTATATGCTTCGACCGGAACTGTTTTTGCCCCTGATTTTAGGGTTACCGTCAGCACATCTGACAAAACACCTTCGGTTGTGCCCGTTACGTCGTCGAAGTTAATCAGATACATTTCAGCGATACCTACGCTGCCAGGTTGGCAGTCGTAGGTAATTGCTTTATCTAATGTCTTTATACAAGCCATTTAAACTTTGTTTTAATTATTAAACACCCGCTGCGGTGCACAATTTCAAGTATTGAGGAACTGCAAGCATAGCATCAGCCGCAAAAACTGTAGTACTGTAATACTTACGGTCTTTAGCATCGCGGATGAACGGATCAATAGTCAAACTTGCATCTTCAAGCGCCAACTGAATGTTAGTCTTCGGAGAGAAAGCAATGAAAGACTGAACTGTCAAAGCGTCGCCCTTAGCGCTGTTAGATACGTGTCTCAACTCGTTCACCTTGTAACCTTCGAAGTAGTACGCCGGTTTGCCATTCTCCATGTTAGCTTGTGCCAAATGGTTGTCTTTCGCCTCTACCAAGTCCTTGTAAGCGCGCATAATGTCGCTAGTTACATAGAACTCTGAATCGTCCAGTTGATCCGGGCGTTGGTTGTCGATACACCATTTCAGACACTCCAAAACGTTAGCACCAGCTCCAGAAGGAACAAGGGCCTTAATAGATTCGGTTGATGCCTGCATTTGCTTGATGATACCGCCGTTTTTGAATACTGTGTACTCACCTGCTGTATCGGTTGCTTTCAGACCGTCCAACCATACAAGACGTAACATATCAGCTTCAAGAACTTTCAGAATTTCATTCTGCATGAAAGCCGCCAACTGTGTTTGGTCGAAATCAGCCGAAAGGTGAACGCCTTTTGCGACCATTTTGCCCCACAAGTCTTGCAGACAAACCACGATAGGCAACTCAATCTGTGCGTGATCGTAGTATTTAACACTATCGTTAAGAGAACTATACTTGTATTCGCTATCACAACCCATTGAACGTCTCACCGCTTTGTCTGTTGCGGTAAAAGTCAAGATAGGTTTACCCTTTTCAATACCCGCTAACACGGTTACACCGTTGGACAATTCGCCTTCCAGTCCCAGGGTCAAAGAAATAACATCGGCTAGGCTGTCGATATTCAATTTGTTTAAATCACTAAATGTAAATGCCATAATTTTAATGTTTTAATAGATTAATATTTGAATTTTTTACGCATTTCTGCCGCGGCCTTCTGAACCTCTTCGCGGCTCAACTTCGTAGCCTTCGGGGTTTCGGTCTTTAATTCTGTTTTTGCTGCTGCCGGTGCACCGGTACGTTTGCTTAACTGCGTTTTGAGATCAGACACGGTTTTCTTCAACTCGGTAACCTCTTTTCGGATCGCTGCAAGCTCTTCCGGTGTAGCCGTTTTCTTTTTGTCCTCGTCTTCCTTGCCCTCTTCGATGTCTTCTGCAAGTTCTTCTTGACCCTCTTCTTCGCGTTTAGCTTCGCTTTCCACTTCTTTAACGTTGGAAATCTTTCCGGCTACGACTGAAATAATCATGTCCTCGCCTTCGCCAATAGAAATGTAATAATCACCATCTTCTACGGGTTTGCCTTCGGCGTCCTGTACTTCGTCACCCAATGCAGCTTGTTCGCCTTGAGCGATAATAACAAGCTCCTTTCCTTCTTTGGTTGTGACGGTTTCCCTAGCCAGCTTAGTCGATTTAACTAGCTCTGCTAATTTTGTCCAAAATTTGCTCATTGATAATTTGTTTAAATTGTTATTAAATAAAGAACTAGTAGCCGCGGGAAGTCCCACCAAATCGGCACTAAATAATTCTCTTACTTCTGTTACGGTTGCGGTTTGCGCTTCATCGTCCAACTGTTTAACATCAGACTGATTAACCGATACGCCTAATAGCTCCGGCTCTTTCTCGATCATAGCAACCATAAAATTATATTCGCTAGGATACGCGCTTTCCAAAGCTTCCGACATAACTAGGTCAGCATAAACGGCATTTTCGTCGTGCGTGAAGTTTGTAAAATGCCCTATATACCCGTCTAGCAAGTCCGCGCCGTTATGAGTGCGGCGTGCATGAATAGGCCGGGAATTACCTAAAGCCACTAGAGACGGGAAAGCACTAGCAGAGATGACTAATTTATAAGCCTTTCCCCCTTCTTCATAGTAGTTTGCGGTTTCCCCGGCTTCTATAATGCGTAACTTTTCAAATATTTTCATATATTACTGTATTATTGGTACAAAGATATATTATTTTACGGCACGAAGCCGCGGCTTTACCTATGATTTATAGGCTAGCCGCTACTTGTACACTATTATATTGTTGTTGACCCTCGTCTATGTCGGTAACCGCCACCCGTGGAGCGGGAACGCTAGCCACTGAATCGTACATGATCGCCGCTAATTTCCGCAAACTGTCATTTGACAGGCTGAAATTACTAGGTAACTGCATGCTCGCACCGCCGCCTACGTCGATTTTGCCGCCGTTGGCATATCGGTACACGCCAGACGAACCGAACGAACGCCCGCCGTACTCCATGTTAAGAGCTGATAACGCGTTAATCGCGCCGGATGCCTTACGGTTCAAAATGTACATGTTCTCACCGCCTTCGGCTTCGAACTGTTGACCGTTCGAACCGGTGAACGTTACGCCCCCGGCTGCATGGCTAGGGCCGTATACTTGTCCACCCTTTGCGTATTTCTTAACGCTCGTGTTGATCTTGGTGTCCGGCTCTTTGGTCTTGTTGATGCTCATAACCTGTTTCATACCCGCCGCCACTACGATAGCCGCCTGCGCAACACCCCATATACCGCCCTGTGCCAAAGCTTTAGACGCACCTAGATAAGTATTGATAAGCGCCTGCGCCGTGGCAAATGCTTTGCCCGCTGCGCTCTCTTCGCCCAGTAAGCTAGAGAGCTGTCCGGCTGTGCCCGCTGCCATCTCTAACTGCGCATTATAGTACTTCCGTTTAAGCTCGTCCTTCATGATCTCGAAACGCTCGGTTATTGCGGTTGTTTCTGCCCCGATGGCTTCTGCGTTAGCGATCTCTGCCGCCTTCTGTGCGTCCAGTCTCGCAAGTTGGCTTTCCAAATCGTTGCCTAGTTTCATGTCAGCTAGCGCGCGGTCGTTCTCCATGTTGAGGGCTTGACGGTCTCTTTCCTTCTGATCTTCCTCGTCCTTCCGGGCCTTGACTTCTGCGGCGTATTCTAGCTCGAGTTGGCGAACGTTGTTAATGTATTCTTGCTCACCTATAAGACCTTGTGCGCGTCTGTACGTCTCGATCTCGATCTTCTGATCGTTGACCGCTTGCAATTCTTGTAACGAGATTTGAGCCCCTTCTATTTCGCGCTGTGCTATATCTAGCTGCATTGCAGTAACGGCCTCCGAATATTTCTTAAGTTGCGCGTCCTGCGCGGCCTTAATAGCGTCCTGCGCTTTCTTTTGCGCGTCTGCTTCCCTCTTCGCCGCGTCTTCTGCTGCCTTCGCTTTTTTCTCTGCTGCCGCCTGTGCATACTGCGCTTGCTTGTCACGCTCCTGTTTTATGAAGCCGGACACCTGACCCGCCATTTCTTTCTCTTGTGTAGCGTATTGGGCGCGCGCTGCTTCCAGCGCTGCAAGGGCTTCCTGTTCTTTCCGTGCGTCCTCGTCGCTTGTATATCCTAATTGGTTCTCGGCTTTGATCTGCTTGTACTTAGCGTCCAGTACGGACAATTCCATATCACGGATAGCGTGCAACTTTTCCCTAGCTTGTTCTAGCAACTTAGTACGTTCCGCCGCTGACTTGTTTTGGTCGGCCGCAAGGGTCTTAAGCTCTTCCATCTCGCGCCGCATTTGCGCCATAGGTACGAGTGCTGCCGTTTCAGCTTGGTAAATCTTCTGCGTTTGGGCTGCTAGCTTCGCGCCTTCTGCCGCCGCCCGCTTCGTCTCCTCGCTGATTAGCCCCAGCTTATCCAATAGCCATGTAACGCCTTTAGCAAGGTTCTCAAGCAAGAACGCCACACCTTCAAACAATCCGGTTATCCAGTCCAGCAAACGCCCGAAAATCACCTTAAACGGAGCAAACGCCGCTTGCAGGCTAGTCGCTAGCTCGCTGTTGCGTTTCATCAGTTTCTCGATGATGCCGATAAGCGTTAAGACGAGCGACACGACGAAAATAATAGGGTTCGCCTTTAACGCTGCGTTGAACGCCTGCACCCCGGCAATACCGCTTTTCATTTGCCCCACTAGTGCGCCGGTGCCCCCAGTTAGCCCCTGCGTTTGAAGTATACCGTCTTTAACGCTCTCGGCATAATTACCGACATTACGGCGGTTGTCTCCTACCGACTTTTCCAGCTCCTTAAGTTTGTCCGATAACGCTTTAGTCTGCTCGGTCAAGTCTTGTCCCTCCTTGCTGGTAGTCCGTTGCGCCTCGCTCATCTTGTTCAGCTCCGTGGTGTTCTGCGCCAACTGTGCACGCAAAGCGTTGACGCTCGTAGCCTCGTTGTCTAGGAGCGTTTTTGTAGACTTGATCTCGGCGTTGTTCTGCCTGTTGGCTTCCGTGTTGTCTAGGATCGCCTTTTGCGTCTCAATCAGAGACTTATTCAGCTTCTTAACCGTCGCGTCGTACTTGTCCTGCTGTATAAGACCGTCCGCGTAATTCTGATTTAACGTGTCTAGCTCCTTCTTTTCAGAAGCGTAGGCCGCTTGCAAATCCTTTTTAGTCTTTGCAAGGGCCATACTCTTAGCTATTAACGCGTCCAGTCCCTTCTCGGCTTCTGACGTGCCAAAATTAAGGTCTAATAGTGTTACTTGATCCGCCATATTAATTTATTTTAAATCCATTTTGTACAAAGATAGCTTACAATTCCCGTTTGCTACGTCATATTCGCCTAAAGATTTAATGTAGAAACAGCTATTCAGCTGCGAAAAGTAGTACGCATCCCCTAACCGAAGGTTTTCCACATCTTTGTACTCCAATTGCGCTTTGATTTTCACCTGTACTCGCGACTTAAAAATATTGAAATGCCGGTTTATATACGGGTAGTAAATATCACCCACGTAGATATACGGCAAACTCGGTGATGGAGCGGTGAATACGCTAGTAAGTCCCAGTTTTGGAAAGATCATCCGATCGTATGTGAACTTAACCCCGGACTTATATGCGTCCTTAACAGGCGTCACCGTGCCCGGCCCGTTGCTATAACTGAATTGCGTAGCGTCCAGGCTGCACACGTATTGGTCTGCGAATTCGTCGGGAACGTCTACCGTCTCGACGCTGCGTAGTTTGTCGCTCCAATCGTGTATATGTGCCCATGCCGTCGATGTACCATCCCGTAGGTCGGCATCTACTATCGGCTCTATATGTAACACGCCGTTGCGGTAAATCTTCCTCCAATGCCATGCCGTACACATATCATCAACTAGCTTTTTGACGTCGTTATAGGGGAAGTCCGCGGGTTGAGCGTAAACAGTTTGAGACGCGGGCGCAATTTCCAAACTATATATTATTTTACCGTCCCCGCAATTTATAACTTCTTCAGGCGCGTAGCCGTCGGGAAACTTAAAATAGTCGTCCCGGGTCACCCCCCCGATAGTTGCGGATAGTTTCATGTAGGAATCCGTTTTCGGGTACATAGTCATATTAACGTTTATAGCGGACTTGTAAATCCAAATCCGGTCTGACATTTGCCCCGAATACTTCAATGATCTGCCCAAGCCAGATGTCACCCCTCGCAGCTGTATCGGCGGTTTGTCGGTCGGAATAGACGCGCCAACATACTCTACGATCATCACAATCTGTCGGCCTTGTCCTGCCGATAGTAGGAAGCCGGGAGTTATGCCCCCCGTGCCGTCCCCAAAATAAGAGGCGTTCGCATATATACTGGCGTTATCCATAACAACAGTAGCTTTTTGGGGGTATACGTACCCTCCGCGCCCTTTCGTGTAGTTCCGCGGTACTAGCTTTGTCGATCCCGTCGCCACGTCTCCCTGCCATGTAAGATCGCGCCGTTTCACAATGATAGAGGCCTGCTGCGATAACGCGTCCGGAACGGCCATACCTGTGTTGTATTTCGGGTTGATCGCCGGGAGCGTGATTTGTGGGAACGTGACATAACGTCTTACTAGCTCGGAAAGGTCTGCCGCGCTGATGGCTAGTGCCCCATCCTGCACCGTACCGTAAACGGGCGGCGCGGATATAGGTAAACTAACGTCTGACCACTTGTCCGTACCCTCTATCAAGTTGATCGTGTATTCCGTTTGAGACGCTGATACCTTAGCGTAGAACTGTGCCGGCTCGTCAGACACATAAGCGTAATACTTGAACGGAATAGACGCTATCAGCACCTCGGCTACGTAATACTCACAGCTAAGCAAACCTTTGTTTAGCCCTATGAACGTCCGGTCATTGTCGGGCGTTTTAGGAACTTTTACCGTAGCACTAAATGCAACGCTATCCCCGGTCATAGTAACCGGGGAAATGTTGTTTAATGAGATCTTGACCGTTGCGTTATCTAAACCGTCAATGTCGTAACCGTTAACTCTTAATGATACTATTTTCATCTTATCCCTCCTGTTCAATTAAACAAATTGCAATCTCATGTGTAGTCGTATTTTCTAGTCTCAAACACCCGCTGCGTTTTACGCCTGTGTTGTTCGGCGTGTCGTACGTTACGTTTACCGTTCCCTGTCCGGCTGTGCCTGCTGCGGGGCTAGTTGCTACCCAGCTAGGCGCGCTACCCATCACCCAAATATGCTGGCTTATTACTATGACTTCTTTGATTACATTCCCCCCGGCTGCAGCTCCTGTGATCCTAAGAGGACTTATAATGATGGATCGCGGTAGACCCCCCTGGTTAACTGTAACTACTGCTATATCCTCGGTTTGGTCATCGCGGAACGTTATTGTTCCGGTTCTCGCGTCGTCACTTGTGTTGTCTGCGATTGTTAACGTTACGGCGGTTGTTCCGTTCGGTCCTGTAGATACGCTCGGAGTGATCCACGTGTCACGCTGCGACACAGACCATGCGCCAAGCGATATAACGTCTACAGTTACCGGAAGTGTTACATAATCTACACTAAACGCTGAAGTGTCTACCGATATATTGCCCGAAATCCCTACCTGTGTAACGGCTATATTGTACGTAGTAGACCCTGCAAGGCTCTTTAGGACTATGTTACCCGTTCTAGCCTCGCCAGTGTTGGCGGATACCGTTACGGTGAGATTAGACGTACCTGCATTACCATTGAACCTATTAACGGACACGCCGATTTGAGCGGCTGTCGCGTCTGTCGGAACGATAGATGCCAACGGGCTTTTCTTCATTCTTAGCACGAAATACTGGCCTGCCGGGATGGATAGTGTTACGCCCTCCTCTGTTTTAGTTAATGCAGTAGCCGTAACGCCCTTACCGTCACGATCTAAAACGCAGGCTTGAACTATGTACCCCGGTACGGATAACTTAAGTATTACCGATGCGCCGCCCGTGAAAATAGGGGCTTTAGATCTTACATAATAATCGCTGATGGTCTTCCACGTCTCCCAATTAACGCCCTCGGCATAATCAAAGCTGCCCTGTTCAAAATCGTTAGCTGTTAACGTTACCGTCTCCCCTACCGATATCCAGCTCGGTGTGTTCTGCACCTCCCATGCCGCGTTACTGTATATGCTGTTAGCTAGTCCTTCCGCATACGCCGCGCCGATCGTCCATGGGTTTTTCTGTGCTGTAAACACAATCGACGGTGCGGGCGGTTGATCCGGTGCTAACGGGAACATGTAGTTGTCTTGTAGTTCAGTTGTCTCGAACCTTACCTGCTGTCTGTACGTCTTAGTACTGTTTGACCAGCGCGCGCCAGTGTCGCCTGAAACTTCTGCTCTGAACCGTTTCGATTGATATTGATTTATGCCCGGTATGTTCAGATCAAACACGACATTAGACGATACCAACAACTCTTGGTAGACGTTATAATACTCTTCACCGTACTCTAGGTTTATAGTGATCTCGGCCTGCTCTGTTACACCTCCACGTCCTCGGATCGGTGTGAACTTATTAGACCAAAAATAGTCCTTGAATGCAGCCCAGAACCATTGCCCGTTGCGCATGTTCCATCTAGCGCGCAAAGCACATTGAAGCCCGGTATCATAAACAGCTTCGGACATTAGGCGATCTTCATAGCTAATCACTTGATCCAGCCCGTTACCCCACACGTTTTTAATTGTCAACTTCTTAATATACGTTATGTCGATAGTGTCCCCCAGTACGTAGGTAGTGGGAAATATAACATTACTAGGCGCACCTGTCACAGGTTCAACCTGAACGGATAACGCGTCAGACGGGTGTATAATGTAGGGGAAGAATATGTCTAGCGTCTGCCCCGGTATGCGCGGTTTCGGCGGTTGGGGAAGGGCGGCATCTACTCCTAGCGTGTCCCAGTATGTGAGATCGCAATGGAATACAGGAATAGTTATAGTGTTCAACGTGTTGGGTGTCCGGAACACTAACTCCTGTTGCATAAACCAGGGCGTACCCTCCGATACGTTACGGTCCGCGCGCTTAAGCAAAGGGGCGGCAAAGGATAGGTCAACGTCCATCCCGTATTGTTGGTACGGCAAAGTTACGGTTTTAACGGATGATCCGCTGTTCCTCACATCAATAATAACAGGCTTGTTTGTGCTCATTGTCACCTTCACCATTAGCGGGCGTGTAGCCCACACGGGTAACTGCCCGTCATAGGTTTGGCCGTCGGTTAGTGTTACATCTGCTATCGGTATGTATATGTTCATTATTTAATATTTAAAGTGTCAATAATAGCATATTTAATTATAGTTACTATCTCGTTTTGTAACTTCAAGACCCTTGCAGGGTTGAGTACGTCCGATACTACGCCGCCGGGGTTGTAACTGTTCGGTACCTTGATCCCGAACTCGCCTATAGCCTTCGCGATCGGATACGCCGCGGTTAGTGGTATGTTCGCGCCTTGCTTGTTCTTGTCCTCGATCCATTTACGAATGATCCAAAGCGGTGGGCGTTTACCCGCTATCCTTCCGCCTTCCATTGCACCCACATAACGCGGCGCTGTGATACGGGCGTTATTGCCGCTTACAACCAACTTTAGCTCCTTAGCGAAGTTACCGGACGCCATCAGCCCTTTAGCCTTGTAAGACGATTCTATATCGTCCCGTAGCTTGGTTAGTAGTACCTCAATTTCCAACATCGCGTTACGTGCCATTATTCAGATAGATTTAGTGTTATCTCCCAACCTGATTTGGGACTGTCGTAAATGTTTTGGCGCTTAGTTACCGCTGCGCCCTCGGACTCATAGAGGCAAACCGCCTTCTTCGCTATGTCGGTTATGACTGTAAACGTCCTATCCAGTACGTCTATTTCGGACGAGCTGTCAGTTTCGTAGTGCGAAGTCCCCAGCACCTGTATAAGCACGGAGATCGAGAACGTCTCGGCGACGTAGTCGTTATAGTCCTGCCTTCCTCCGGGCACATCAACAAAAATAAAATCACCCGTTATATCGTTTGCCAGCCGATTACGTGTGGCTTCATCTCCGAAGAATACGGGAAGCGCGTGTTGCGCTCCCCATGTTCCAACCTGATCTAGTATCCCTTTAAAAGTCATATTTAGTTTTTACATTGTTGTCGTACGCCGGTTCGTTTACGTCTGTAATGGTGCGTTTACCCGTCCACGTTTTTACCGCGTTACCCTTGTAATTACCAGATAATGTAATAGCCCCTATAACAGTTGTGTTCGCTTCTATGCTAGCGTTTTCCTCCATTATGAGAACCCCGCGGCTAGCTGCCATTATCTGCCCGGTTGCCGTAACTTTGGAGTTGCCCGACATAACCACGCCCGAACGTGTGTTAGCTTTTCCCTCGATAACGGCGTTGTCCCTCATAATGAACGAAAGGTTTGTGCTAGCTACGTCCACCGATCCGATAAACTTGGCGTTACCCTCCATACGTACAAGGGCGCTCGCGCCTGTCAACGCCGAAGGGGCGAATACCGTATCGTCTTTCATGTAAACCGTACCGTTAAAGTCCAGTGACGCCCAAACAGTGGGCTTATAGTACGCAACAGAGTTTCCGCCAAAGTAGCCTGATCCAACTACGCCGGCGTTGACGAGTGTAGCGTTATCCTCTACGCGGATACTGCCCTTCATGTTAACCGCTGTTGCGCCTGCGCCTGCGCCTGTGTTTATGATCTTACAACCGTTGTACACCGTTACGGTTACGCCTGCAAGGTCTGCGGGTGTGATCGCCGCGCCCCCTGTTTTGGCGAAGCGTATATAAACAAGTATTTCGGGTAACCTGTCTGAGGATATAGGAGATCCTGTGATGGATGTCGTTGTTGTGATTACTCCTGTACAGTTAACGAAAAAACCTGTTGCGCTTATGTTTCCCGGCAACCCCTGTACTGTAATACCGTTTGAACCATTAACTCGGAAAGGGACGGGAATCACACAGAATCTAGCATCTTGAATAACTCCCGTTATCGTTCCCCCTGCCGTCGAAGCATTGAAGTTACCTTGTACCGCACGCGGCTGAACGTTCAGAACCTGAGCCAATGGATGGCTGCGAACTTTGTGACCGAACACGTTCGTACCTGCGAATTCAAACAAGCCGTTAAAATACGCGTCCTTGTAGATCGTAGTGCCGTAAGATCTTGCCGTGTCCGTCATGTTCAGGGACATAACGCTTTCGTAGCTCTCAATTAGCGCGCCAAATCCCGAAACGGAGTATAATCTATACATCCCTTCGACTTCTGAACTTACAAGGGTAAAGGTACTTCTAAAAAACGATTTACCCAAATCAACGCTAGCCTTTGCAAAGTCAATGTTCTTGTAAGTGTTTGCGATCTGCGCGTGATGGTAGAATAAGCCGTTTGGAACGTTACAACCTTGGAAAATGAAAGGCATGTTAGCCGTTCGGGCGTCTGTCAGTCCGGGAAAGATCGTAGGTGATACGGCGAAGTTATCACAGTCTGTAGCCTGAATAAGGTTATACGCGCTAACAACCCCGGCTGTTAATATGCCCGCGGCCTGTAGGTTCTTAACGTTGATATATTGTCCTGCTACCAAAACGTGGTCTGCGGTTGCGTCTAGCGTTGCGGTCGATCCGATTATTTGTCCCAATAATCTATACACCCTGCCGCTAACCGACGGAGTGTTCAAAGACACTTTAGAATTTCTGATGATCGCTTCCGGGTATTTTGCGCCGGATGCCATTGTATAAGACGAGCCGGGTTTTATAATTGACGCGCTTGCGCCCGCAGCCGGGTTGATCTCAACACGTGAATCAATGATTGAAAGTTTATATTCATAGGTACCTGTAAACGTGATTTGTGCGGCTGTTGCGTCTGCCGGGGCTGTCGGGCCTGCCGGATTCTTGGTTAACCGGATGTATGCGTATTGCCCCGCATCTGTCGGGATACTTTGGTAATTGTTGGTTATAACGGTTTTGTAAGGCGCAATAATATACCCGTCCGCATCCGTTACAAGTATCGTAATTATATACCCGGGGACCGGTGTTTTTATAGTGATTGATTTACCCCCCATAAAAATAGGGTTCTTGGTCCTGATAAAGTTTACCGCACCATCATCCTTTCCGGGTTTTTGCCCGACTGCAAGACTAGCGTACCCTCCCCGTTCAAAGTCAGCCGCCGTTAGTACTACAGCGCCCTCCGCTGTTTGATCCGTCGCGAATTGTAGTTTACTACCCACAACGACACTAGACCCTAGAATGTCTACGTTAGGCGCACCTGTTGCGCTTAGTGTCACTTCAGCTACGTCTACGATCGAATCCCCTCCGATGCGTGCACCGGGAAAACCAAAGTTGCCCCTAAACAGCCAGCAAAGCCCGTCCTGTGATAATGTCTTTTCGTCGTACACGATGCCGCCCACGTCCCCGATGTTGACGTAACGGTCTCCCACCTGCCACGAACGAAGGGCGCGTACTCTCTTGTCGCTCCCTACTGTAATAATCTCATACTTTTTTAAACCCATAACGTTATGATTTATAATGTTTCTTCATCTCCGCCTTCTGTTTCTCGTTCTCCTCGTGCCGCTTCGATAGTGCCAACATCGCGTCTAGGTAGTTGATCCGCTTCGCCTCCTCGAATGTACATGCGAACAATTCCGCCGTAGCCTGCACGAGCGTCAGCACGTTCTTCGCCTCCTTGATCGGATCGTCTTCCGGCGTGCTCCCCGCGTCGAATGGGAACAACCGTTTCTCTAGTCCGTCCGCTGTCTCTATCTGCTCCTTAATGTACTTCGTAGCGCAAAGCAAATGGTAGACGTTGTCCGGCGCATACTCGGCCGGCTTGTGCTCGATAGGCGTACACCACTTCGTAACCTTCTCCGTTGCTGTCTCGCTCCTTCTCGCTTCGATCACCTGCCATAGTGTTACGTCCTCGATGCGCGGTATACGGTACACGAGCTTCCTGTCTTTTATAATAAAAGGGTCGGCTTTAGCGTACTCTGCCACCGCGTTTAATGTCGCTGCTTGGTCAGAAGTTAGGCCGCCCTTGTAATTCGGATGCAAGTTACAAATATATTCTAATTGTTTGCGGTTGTAATACCCACAAATTTTCCACCACAAGCGACGAAAAACGTTTTTAATCTTTCCCCGCCAGTTGGTAGGCTCTTGGAGTATCAGGTCTTCAACACCCATAAACTTTATTTTACTCATATTCAATCAGTTCTAGTTCTTCGTAATAATACCACTCCTCAACGTTCGATCCGTCCCACTGCACGACCACGCCTAACACGTCGGCCTCTGTAACCGTCCCGGTGTCCCCGGCGTAATCGTATTTAATGCGTACTCGATCGTCTACTCTCATGCTGCAAATCTAATCATTATTTGCGTATCTCGGGCGGTATTTACGTATAAGATAATCAACGCCGTAACGTACTGCGTCCAATGCGTGGTTGTAAGCGTCTATCGGCTCGTTTGTGTACGTGTCAGTCAGGTTGTCCTTGACGTAGGTGTAATTATCTGCCTCGTCCAGTACGTTAGTGCTCCGCTTCGTTACAAACAGATTGAACTGTTTCACCTGTTGTATGCCTGCCCGGATCGATCCTTTCCCCTTGATGCAAGGGATTGTGTTGCAGCCTAGGCCGCGTAGCTCTATGATAGACTTCTGCTCCGCGTTGTCGCATACCGTGATAGTCCGGTGTAGTCCTTCGTCCTTAAGCCGCTCGGCGATCGTGCGGTTAAGCATCTTAGTTTCATAACATACTTCATCTATATACAGGTTCATGCCCCGCATGTAGATCTTGACTATAGCGGTCGGGTCGTTCTGAAAGCCAAAATCAAGCCCTGTAACGAACTTAACGTCCTCGCCCGTTAAATCCTCTGGTAGACTATCGATCGTCTCAATTTGGGGATATACGAGCCCTTCCAGCCCACCTGTCAGTCCTTCACCGTAGACGCGCCACCAATTGGCGTCCTTGGCGTTGCGCTCTATGGCTTCTACCTGCTGCTTCGATAAGTACGGGTTGTCCTTGTAGGTTGAGTGGATCGTTACGTACTTGTCGCCTGTGAAGTCTGTTTCGCCCCAGAAGCGCCGGACCGGGTTAAAGTCAATGATAACCTTAATCGTGGTACGCACGTCCAACTGCCGGAATATCTCGCGGGGCACGCGCTGCGCCTCGTTGATGAAAAGGATATCACGGGCCGGGCCGTGTACCTTCGACGCGTTGTCACACCCGAAGAACTCTATGCAGACCCCCGGCTTCACCGTGTAGATCAAGTCGGACTTGTTAAGCGCGTTGTCGTCCCATACCCCTTCGTCTAACAGCATATTCTGAAAGTCACGGAACATACCACGCTTCACGGCCGGGAGCGTATCGGTAACGCATGAGATCATAAGAGGCTCGGCGCTTTCGTTAGCAACCAAATAGAGGAGCTGTAAGACACTCCACGTCTTAGATGAACGTGTACCGCCTTTACTCGCTATACCTCTTATATGGGGGTCGCAAAACGGTCCTATCATCTTATTGAATACATAGGTACAGTTCATTACTTATCCTCCTCCTTGTGATCCTTTTTAAAATTCTTAATCGAACTAACCTTTGCGCGTACTTTCGGATCGGTCACGTTCACAGTCAAGCCGCCTTTGATGGCTTCACCGTTAGAAGTGTAGTCCATCTGCGTTTTAATGCCCCGTAGAGCACGAACATAGTTGGCGTCGAACTGTCCCACCGTCGCACCTTGATCCAGGTCCTGCGCGATCGCTTCACGTATCCTATCGATCACCTCTATAAAGTCCGCGCATACCGTCAGATCGAACTCTTTAAGGTTCTCGGCGTAGGTAGTGCGGCGGTTGCGCAAATAGTTGACGCTGGCGCCCAGAAACATGCAGAACTCGCCCTCCGATTGAAGGTGCTTCTTTGGTACCTCGTAGAGCGTCCCGGCCATGTTTCCGGACTTTACCGCCTCTTGGGTTATAACGGGCGTAGCTTCACACCACGCCGAATATATCGCGTAGGCTTCCCACAGTTCTTCCGGTTCTTGCCAAACAGGCGTTTTGCCGAAGTGCGCCGTAGCAAGCTGGTAGCACTTGGTGTAATTGAACGAGTCAGCCAAATAGCGGGTAGTCGCGTATGTGGGAGACACTTTCAAGTGGGCGTAATCCGGCCTAACCTTCTCGACTTTCGGCAGCTGTACCGCTTCCTTGGTTTCTATAATTTCTTTCTTCTTTGTAGCCATATAATTTTTATTTACAACTCTACAAAATTACGCTTTTTTCCGCCCAAATTGCATCTTTGACACCTATCAAAATCATCTTTCCACTCCCAAACCCCGATGAATAGGGCGTTTCAGACCTAGTGTCAAAGATGGAAAGATAGAAAGACGTTTTCCCTATTAGATATATTTTAAAAAATACCCCAAATTAATTATTTAAAATAACAATAGTATATTTATGTTAACTATATTATTACTTATTAATAGTTACTCTATACTAATTATCTTTCCATCTTTGACAAATACACTATATTACAGCATAAAGTACTATAAATAAGCAAGTTAAGTGTCAAAGATACAAATTTTAACCTTTGACATCAAAAACTTGAAAAGTGCGTTCTGCGTCCTGTGAGTCCGGTCGGGTGTCAATGATGAAATGACAATGTCAAAGACGATTTTGGCTACTTTTTTGTCAAAAACAGGCTTTTTAGTTAAAATACCGTTAAAATCAAGCTTTCTCTATAAAAAGTTTTCTCTCACAAAGTTTTTGTAGAAGTGCGCCAAAAGCGTTAACACTATTTTAACACAAAAAGGGGTTAACGTTTTTATACATTAACCCCTCAATTCCTATATAACCAACCCGTATAAAACTTTCCAGTCGTCCAAAATTTCTTTACATTTCCATTTCTCCGCCCTTTCTATGTTTTCCCATCTCAGAGTACGGTGGTTCAACTTGTCTAGCGTCCTGCTACCGTCGCAATACATATTGACCCGGTACAGCATTGAAACCTCTATGCCATATTTGTTCGTCTCGGTGTCTTTGCTCGTGTAGATTGGTCGCTCTATATCGTCATTCTTGTAAGGCCCTGCGCGCTTCTTATCCTTGTCACGGTATAACATGTTCTCTACTGTCGGTATGCGCTCCGGGTCTGTCCGGGTGTTCCTGTCGTCCCGTACTTTACTAGCCGCGTACATTATGTCCCGGATCGCCTCGCAGAATATCTCGGCATTTACGGCGTGAAACGGTTTGCCCTTCACCTTGGCATACTTCACGCCGTTCGCCTCAAGCCAGTTGAAAATAAAGAATGCGTGGATATTATAAACTCGTGCCATATCTTCGATAAGCAGCACTTTTCTTTGTTTCTTCTTAATATATGGTGTCGGCATATTATAAATTATTTAAGATACATACTAAAACACAACCAAGTGCGATCCCCGCCGCTATCGCTAGGACCATTTGTCCCAGCATTTTCAATCCGTTCCTCATCATAGCTTTAGTGCTTCTTTAAGTTCACCGATCAAACGGAGCGCCTCAACTCTCGATAAGTCCACCCGGCGTTCCGGTTCGCTCTTCCGGTAGATCGTGATCGTTGTAATCTCTTTGGCCGTACTTGGTACGCGTTCGGCGTAAACCTCCACTTTATCGGGCGCGAGCTTTGTAATACGTTCGCACTGCGGTTTACCCTCTTTCCCTAGGGCTGTCTTGAAACGGCCCGTCGCTTTCTGCATCTTTTCGATCTGTCTCATCTCAAATAAGTAATTCATATTTTCCATAACTTTTTAAATTAAACCGATTAAATACCCTATCAAATAGTCCAGCCCAAACACCAGCATAACGCCATGCCCGATCACACCGCCAACCGCGGTGAGAAGGAAGTCCACGAAGTCGGCTTTGCTGCCGTACAAATGATCCTTTATCTCCATACCTAGCCCTACGCCCATAGTGAACGGAGCACCACACACCGCCCCGAGCGGGATCGCAAAAAGGAAATGCTTCCAGCGGTTAGACGCTTTCCACCACTGTAATAATTTCTCGTACCATTTCAAGCCCACCACCTCGGCGGCTAGCTTATCGGAGAATGGCACGAACTCGCCCGCGTCGTCCTCCATTAGCGCAAAACCGGTCTCTCCGTCTAGTGGCTTATATGCGTTCACCATACTGCCGTGTACGGGCACTTCGCCTAAATATTCGAAGCGTGCATCACGCCCGCCATCGCTCAAAATCACTACATCACCTTTTTTGTAATTTGTTGTTTTCATACTTTCTTAAATATTATATTACTACCGTCTATTACATCTGTACACACCCAGCCCCTAGGACATTCGCACGGCTCGCCGCGCTTGTTGAACGCGCACCCGGCGCACAGCCTGCCTTTCGCTTGCAGCTCCGCGGTGTACGTTACGCCTTCGTGCTCGGCCTCCTGCCCCGGATCGAAAAATATAAGCTTCACTTTTTGCTTCATACTCTATATTTTTTAATTAATTCCTTAACCATATTCATTAAACCGTTCTGCGTGTCCGCCTTCCCGGTCAACGCTCCAATAACCCTTTCGTCAATCGTACCCCGCGTTATGATGTGATGGACAAACACGCTGTTCTTTTGTCCCTGTCTCCATAACCTCGCGTTGAACTGCTGGTATAGCTCCAAGCTCCAAGTAGTACCGTACCATATTATACGGTTGCCGCCCTTCTGCATATTCAGGCCGTGCCCCGCGCTAGCCGGGTGCGTCACTAAGACGGGTATCTTCCCCTCGTTCCACCTGCGTACGCTATCCACACCTTCAAGGGCTTCCGCGCCAAAACTCTTTAGGGCTTCCAGTATGCGCGCTTTCTCGTGCTGGAAGTTGTAAGCAACCAGTACGGGAGATCCGTTCGCGGCTTCCACCATCTCAACTAACGTCTCTAGCTTCTCGTCGTGCACGATATGTATGTTCCGGTCTGCATCGTAGATCGCACCGCCCGCGAACTGCAAGAGCTTGTTTGATAAGGCGGCGGCGCTTAACGCTGTGATCTCTTCTTCCTGCATAAGCTCTAGCACTTGGTCCTCTTCGAACTTGTCGTACTGCTTCTTCACCTTCGGCGATAACTCTACGTAGTTGTTGAGGTATGTAAGTTCCGGCATGTCCAGGAAGTCTAGGGCTTTCATTGATAACGTGATGTCGGCTATCTTCTCGCCTAATACCGCCTCGGTCGTTGCAAGCGGTTTGTACTCGTACACTATACCTCCGTTCTGCGCGCCCGGTCTGAAATAGTTAGCCCTGTAATCGGTGATCGTCTTTCCCAGTCTTTGCCCGCCATCGACTAAATACATTTGCGCCCACAGGTCAATAAGTCCGTTCGGCGCGGGCGTTCCCGTCAGACCCACCACCCGGCTAACACTGCGCCGGATAATCTTTGCGGCCTTGAAGCGTTTAGATTGGTGATTTTTGAAGCTACTTAACTCGTCCAGTACCAACATATCGTAGGGAACTTTAGACCCGCCCCACATTTGCAGAAGCCAAACAAGGTTGTCACGGCTCACCGTGTAAACGTCTGCGTCAGCCCGTGCGGCGATTTCGCGTTGTTTGGCGGTGCCCTTGATGACTGACAAACGGAGGTGGCAGATATGCGCCCAGTTCTCGATCTCATCGCCCCAAGTCATTTCGGCTACACGCTTGGGGGCTACTATCAGCACTTTGGTTACCTCGAACTCGTTTATAAGATCGGCTACGGCGGTTAGCGTGCTCACCGTCTTTCCTAGTCCCATATCAAGGAATAGAGCCGCGTCGGGGTGATCCTTGATGTGCTGGACGGCGGTACGCTGGTAACCGTGTAAATTACTTCTCTGTAACATTGTTAGCCATTAGTTTAAATATCACGTTCTTCTCCTCATCTCCCACTACCGAAACACATTGAAACTCCGGAATATTAGCCGCTGTGCATCGTGGTGTATTCATGTCCCACCCGACCGTATAAAATATGCAGCCTTTGCACGCTACGTTCTCGTCTACTTCCACCGCGGCGTATGTACGTCCGTCTACTCTTATTGTTTTCATAACCCCAAATCTTTTTTATACAACATATCGTAAATATCGTCTAGCGTAAATCGCTCCGGGAAACACTTTAGTACTTCTTCGATCACGTCCAGTATATCGGGGAACTTTGATTTAATCCCTAACAAGTCCTTCATGGCTTCCGCCTTATTAGCGTTAAACACTTCTTCCTTGTAAACCTCGGACACTGTGTCAGCCCCTTCGAATACGGCTCCTTCACCTTTATGAAGCTCCCGGCGGCTGTACTCCCTGCGTAGTATGCTGTCTGGTACTTCTGATATTAAATACTGTTGCAGGTTCTCGGGTAATCGCTTGATAGCGTCCCCAATCGCGTAGCCCTCGGCGGGCGTTCCGTTCGCCATCTTCGTAACCACATCACAAAATAGATTGATGCGGTCTACCTTTAGTTTCTTGTTGAAGTCTACCATTATTCGATCCCTCCTTGAATTACAATTAAATCTGATATGTTCAACGTTACGGCCTTATACCCCAGCTCGTTCGTGTAGGAGAAATCCGTATTAGCCTTAACTTCTATCATCCCGTTAGGCTTGAACTCCAAAAACCAACATGTGTAAATTGCTCCGTCTTTCTGAAAAGCTAGCTCTCTGTTGGGGAGCATATCGATAAACCTTGATAAGTCCTTGGCTTCTTCATATCGGCGTGCAAACAGCGTGGCTCGGTCTGTCATTGCAAGGTGAAAGCCTTTGTTATACAGGTGCACGTTAAATTGCTTTTCGTTCTCGAAACTCTTCGTTTCATTTCCGCACTTTGCTACTATCCGCCCGTTTTGGGCTTTTGTTACTTTAAGTAATTGCCCGTTGTTGTTTTTATATACTTCCATGATCTTATTTGTTTAGGGATTTATTAATTGCTTCCGCCATCTTCTTAAGTTCCCCACGTGAGATGTTAACGGTGAACTGATTGCCCGGGCTGAATATCTGCCACACACCCGCCATCTTTGGGAAACGTGCGGTATGTCCCGCCGGGTTGTTAAGGTGTACTATCTCGTTGCTGCTGGATGGCTTGTACTCGGCCAGACTTAAGAGCGTCTTAACCGCTGCGTCCGCGTCGCCTAGATCAATATCCATCTCTAGCGAACTAGTCCCGGCCAGTTGTCCGGTGATCTGATAGGTTACCGCGTCGCCCTTCGTTACTTCTACGATCTTACATGTTCCTAGACGGAAAGACTTAAGCGTTTTTAAGCTGCCTGATGCTGTTGATACTTGCGCCATTGCGCTAACTGATAATAAAACTACTGCTAAAATGCTGATTAACTTTTTCATATCTTTTGGGTGTTGTGGGCGGTGTTACCCGCCCGGGTTATTTAATAAATTTTTCCTGTTGATCCATATACTCCGCCGTCGTACCATCTTGCTAATTTTCCGTAGTAGCCGAACTTTCTGTAATTCGCGGTATCGGCTTTAAATAGTTTCATGGCTTCGGCTTTATTACTCGCTTGATAACTTACTCCTGTAGCGTTTCCGTTGCAGTCATAGACTACGTAGGTGTTATTTTGCTTATTCGTAATTTCCTTTTTCATATCTTTTGGGTGTTGTGGGCGGTGTTACCCGCCCGGGTTATTTAATAAATTTTTCCTGTTGATCCATATACTCCGCCGTCGTACCATCTTGCTAATTTTCCGTAGTAGCCGAACTTTCTGTAATTCGCGGTATCGGCTTTAAATAGTTTCATGGCTTCGGCTTTATTACTCGCTTGATAACTTACTCCTGTAGCGTTTCCGTTGCAGTCATAGACTACGTAGGTGTTATTTTGCTTATTCGTAATTTCCTTTTTCATATCTTTAATTTTTAAGTGGTTATTTCCTTTTGACGTTTCAAAGATACGGGTTCTTTTCATACTACCGAAATATAGGGTAAACTCTTAACTTTGATTTGCATTAAACGCTCTTAGTTAATGTCCGTTAACATAAAAGTCTATTAATTCCTTCAAATCATTGTACTCGTCAGGGTTCGATACTACACGTACATTGAAGTCAAGCGCGGCGATCCGGTCTAGTATAACGCGCTGTATCGGTCTAGGCTTGCAGCCTGTAGACTTGAACTCAACAAAGATAACAGTCCCACCCGGTAATAAGTACATTCGATCTGGCAAACCGTTAATAAATTGGGATAGCAGCTTAACTGCCATCCCTCCCCTACTCTCGACGTACTTAGACATAGTACGCTCGAATACCTTTTCACTAGTTTCCGTTGACTTCATTTGCTGGTACATTAATGTGTAGGCTCGCGCCGTTTGCCACTTTACACGCCTGCCTTAACGCTACGTAATTCTTCCGGGCTGTGATTGCTTCTGTCCATGTAAGAAGAGCGCACCCTTCTATATCGCCCCATTGGTCGGCCTTCTTGTCATACGCTTGCAGCTTATACATACCGCAAAAATACCCTACACTCTTATCCGGTGTTATCCGGGTTGCGCCATCGCGCGACTTTAATTTTTTCTTATTACTCATTGCTATATTGTTTATTTTCTTTCCATTCTTTCTTTTGTCTTATTAGTTCTTCCAGGGCGTATTCATGGCTTACTGCTATGAACTCCGATATGTTACCCGCGTAAAACATACCTTTTTTCGGTCCGGAAAATATGCGAACAACGCACTCGTGATTATATACACTAATATCCGTTATCATTCCTAGAATTTCCCTCCCTTCGTGATTGAAAATAACGTAATCAAACTTATTAATCACCTTAGGTTTTTTTTTTTTTTTTTTTTTTGGTGGTTTTTTTTTTTTTTTTTTTTTTTTTAAAATTTTTTTTTTTTTTTTTTTTTTTTTTTTTTAA